GGGTTGCTAGTGATAGTGCGGAGAATCTCTTTACCTTTCTGGATGCGATCCTCAAGGGGTAAATCGGGGTTGTCTAAGATAGCGCGATCAAGCTGGCCCAAGTTGCCTTGAATAATTAGCCGGTCCTTTTGCTCTGCCTCAAACTTCGCAAGGTCCGCCGGATCGAGTAGTTCAGCATTCTCGATGCCGATATTCTCCATCTGCACCTGTAGCTCTTGTACGCGAGTGTCGTCACCTGCGCGAGCCGCTACTGCTTGCTCATCGGCAAGAGTCGTTAGCTCTTCATTCAAGTTAGCGGCGGCAAGGTCAAACTGGCGCGCTCGCTGTGAGTCAGCTAGACGGCCCTGTACGCGCATTGCATCTTCAGTGAGTCGTAACCGTAGGTCTGCCGCGATATCTTCTGGCAAGCCTTGTGTGACGCCCTTCATGTAGCCATTGAAGTCGCTTTGGAATGCTACGGGATCGGGGTCAGCGGCGTACTTTTCCTCAAGCTCAAACAACTTCTTCTTGCCATCAACACGGATGCCAGAGCTATAGGCGTTCACAGCGGCTTTGTTGTATGCCTGATCGTAGATAGAGATTGCAGAGAGAAAGCCTTCTTTGGTTTCTGGTGCCTGACCTTCTTGCGCCGCTTCCATACCGGATGCAACACCAGCTTCTTGGCCTCGCTCTGTCTGGATCTTAGCGCCGATATCAAACGCAATGTCACCGACCTGTTCCGCCAAGCCAGAGAGAGCCTGCAAGCGTTTAGCCTGAGACGTATCTACACCTGTTGGTGTAAACCTGCCGTAGTAATCAATGCGCTTCTGAGCCATAACTATTTATTCCGTAGGCGCTAGTTGAGAGGCTTGAACGCCGCCTTTTAATAAAGTACTTGCCGCTTGAATTTTACCAAGTTGCGCCGCTTGTTTGCCTTGACGTATTAGTGCCGATCTTCGTAGGCGTTCTGATAGGTCAATGGTGGCTTCACTTAATCCAACTTGCTCGGCGCTCGCTAATGCCAGACTTGCTGGCGTACCTTCCCCAGATATTCCTGCTGTAGATAATGCCGCCGCGTTAGCCGCTAATGCCCGGTTTAATTCCTGCCGACGCTGTAGCTCCTGACTCTGAGCCGCAAACTCTTCTTGTTTCGCTTGCTCTTTCAGTTGTTGCTCTTGCGCCTTGCCAGCCTGCACCTGACCATAAGCTGAAACACCGGCTCCCGCTACGGCAATCGCTGTTATTACCCACATACCCAATCCTCTAATATGTCCTTACCGATCTCATCAGGTTCTGTTTTATCGGTAACGTGAAACCCAATCCATACGCAATCGGTATCAGCACGAATGATTCGCTTAATACCCGGAACTGTCTCGCCCATATATGGCGCAGTAATTGTTTCTTCGCCTTCATGTGTGATTACAGTGCATTGGCCTTTCTGAACAAAAAACATATGCCGCGTTTTGTGCAACGCCCCAACCAAAACAACGCCTTCCGGTATGTGCAATTCCCGCGCATATAGGCCGTCAGAAAAATGATGGAACACTTCGCACTCAACTTGAGGCATTTGGAGCATCAAGTCCTGCGCTTTGAAGATTCCATCCTGTAGGGCAAGATTCATCAGTTACCCTCAACTTCGTATTCAATCATCTGTATGTGCATGGGAGTAGGATCAGGACAAGTAATCGTCGGTATGACCTCTCTACCCCAGCCGTTAATATCGTAAACGTCCTCTATTATGCCACTTACCGGCGTAATAGACTCAGGACTTAATGGCGACTCATCCCCAGCAGGGCCAAACGCCCGGATAGGTACAGGGATATTGTCGATCTGTATGCCCGATGACTCGTAGACACGTACGTTCATACGTACGATTTTCTTCAAGCGCATCTGATTCTGGCCTGATCCGATGTTTGTATTCAGTGGCATAGGCTTGATAGTCGGTATGAATCGACGCCCGACCTCATATTCAAGGGTTGAATAGCCTGTGTCATAGGGAGCGGGTAGGGTGATCGAGCCACCTGATACCGTTTGATCTGCCAATACGAACCCGTCGTTTTCGTCACTATCATCACCGCGTGTGACAATTGAGACAGTCTCGCCTTCGAGGTGTTCTAAGCCGTCAATGGTCCCACTTGTCGCAGTTTTACGAACACTGCTGTCCAGTAATCGGGTGAAGTCCCATTGCTCAATGGAAATATCGCCAGCACTCGGGCCAAGGTTACGGCCCACAACCATGAATAGCTTCTCGCCCACGGTTGTCACGTTGGTCACTTCCGCATCGTCCATCGTCCAGCTAGTGAAGCCGTTGATATCCTGACTTCTCAAGGTGTTCAAGACGGTTGCAGTCCCGTCATCGTTAACAACGAACAGCCAGTTAGCGTCATCGCTTGCCGTACCCGCTAGAAGCGCCATGTCACGGGGCTGTTTAATCAAGTGACTAGCAAGAACAGAGCGGTCATCACTCGTGTATGCGTCCTCATTGAACGAGTACAGGAACGTCAGCAGGGCTTTACCAAAGCGATCAATGAATATCGTCGAGCCATCTACGTCTTGCACTTCGACATTACTCGCACCGTGCGCTGTTTGTGGCGTGATCTGGATATTGCTCGGGGTTACCGGCTTACTCGTTACAGCAAACTCTGCACCAGAGGTAAACACCTGTAAGTTTCTGCCGGGATAAACGTCAACAATATCATTCAGTGTACGAGAGGATATGGTTGCAAAGATTGCATCGTCATCGTCTGCTTCTTCAATGTCGAAGTTAAAGAAGTCAGAAGACTTAGATAGAAATAATGATTGTGGCTTGGATGCTGTGCCGCCAATAACCAATCGGCCTTCATAAAAGCAAATGGTCTTGGGCCATCCACGGGTAGACGACCAAACATCCTCTTTTCTTGGGCTACCACTAGCGCTTTTTGTAAACGAAACCGTATTGCTTGCATCGCCTTCCGTAAAATAGCCAGCAAACAACTCAAAATCTTTTGCTGATTCGCCTGAGATCGTAATGGTGTACTGATTTGCGCCTGTTCTTGCTACGGCTACACCTGTTTCACCAAAGACCGGCATCTCTTGCAGGTTCTTTTGGATATTAAACACAGTCGATGCTTGCTCATCAGCCGTACTATCACCAGCAAATGTGATGTTTTTTGACTGAATTGACTCAATATCGACCTGAAATCTGTCACCTTTTGCAAGGTTACTACCACCTAACGTCATTACCTGCACGTCATCAACAGGTGTTGGGCTTTGTGCATCGTTGTAATCGAACTGCGGGACGTTGCTAAATGGGATCTCATCAAGCGACCAATCGGTATCCGTACCCAAGTTAACCAATCTGAGGGGCTGGAAGTTGCCAACGATCAACATGACGTTCTCGACCGTCGCTATCCTAATGTTTTCGACATCAATAAACGACAGAAGGCCAGCAGGGTAGGCATTCCAGATCGGTAGTATGTCGATCACACGCTGTACAGGGTCGCCAGTTGTCGCGTCAGTGCGATAAATGCGGATGTTCTCAGGCGTAAACTCAACCAAATAGTTGCGGTCAGCCTCAACCCCGAAGCTCTCTAGCTTGGTTCTGCTGTCTCGATTGCCAGCGCTGTAGTAATAGTTAACACCCGACGCGCCGATATTGCCCGCAAAGCTGTCACTGCCATCACGAATGATGCGCCAATCGGTAATCGCCGATGCAGGGTCAACAGGGAAACGGAAGTTCTGAGGGTTAGTGCCGATCAGTGGAATAGCTTGCTGGTCCACCCACGTTGTACCGCCATCGGTTGAATACTGAAACATCATGTCGCTAGTGGAACCGGCAGTCGTAAACATGTCGGTCACTTCGATAAATACAATATTGCCGAATGCTAGGCTTACATCGCAATCAACAAACACCCAATCGGTTGTAGTGCCGGGCGGGGTTGTCGTCTGTGTACTAGTGGCTCGATTATTGTCATTGAGACTTGCGACAGTGCCACCATTGGGCATAGTCCCGGTCCATGAATCAATCACTAATGCATCTACGCCCTGACCTACAAACGAAGTACCCGGACGCCGACGCATTCCACCTTGAGGGACGATCACCACATTATCGGCAGTCTCTACCGCCTGATAATACTGGTTGATATCAATGCGGCCCTTCAGTAACGGGGATAGCTCGCCACTTACAAAGCTAGACTGAATGAATCGAGTCTTAGCCATTAGAACCTCACATTAGTGAATGGGTTGCTTCGTATCGGTTGCGTAGGATGTTGCTGAGAGTCCGTGAATCGCGCCATACGGGACGCATTCACATAAGCCGCCGCCATCTCACCTCGTGCCGCTGAACTGTCTCTAATGCTCGCCGCGAAGTCCATAGCCAGTGCGTACTCAATCATCTTGGAAAAGTACACGGGCCACTCATCTTCAGTGACGTTTGCAATGTAGTCAGCGTACAGGGCTTGCGATGAATTGCTGTAAACCTTATCGCCGTAAACCTGATAGTTAGCATCAGGGGAAACAGTGATCAGGAATAGTAAATCAGTGGGTAGCTGGTAAATACTACTCCAGCCGCTAGGATCAATCGGGGTGTCTGTCAGCTTAGATATCTGCGCCTTACGACGTGCAAAGCCCCAGCGATGCTTGGTTAGCTCGTTCTGGACAATGTTGTCGTAGAGATTGTTTGCGACAGTCTCGCGCCGTGATCCACCAGTAAGTGAATTAATCGGAGTGTCACCAATTAGAATAAGTGCATTGCTAATTAAGTCGATCTTGCTCGCCATAATCCACCCGGAAATAGAATGGCCCCCGAAGGGGCCGGATAAGACTTATGCAGTCTTGTCGTACTGGACCTTAACCAAACCACCTTCGTCACGTACAACAGAGCCAGCCTTGAGCATACCGTTGGTAAGCCAAGAGGTCTTCTGCGCGACGTAGTTGATTTCAGTCTTCATGTCGATACCGACAGCAAGGCCAACCGATGGACGCTGGAAGAACCAAGAGTCAACGATATTACCCGCTTCAGTCAGACCGCCTTCGGCACGGGTCTCAAGGATGATGAACTGGAAGCCAACGAGAGTGTTGATCTCACCAGATACAAGAGCCTTGATCGCCTGATAGTCGCCAGAAGTTGCCTTCTCATCGTTCAACAGACCGCCCAGACCACCAGCTTCGATTACAGCGAAAAGCTCAGTGTTAGGTACGCCCTGATCACGCAACTCAACCTGCGCTGAGTTTACCTTAGCGATAGTCAAGTTAGTGCCACCAGCCGCTACTGTAGTTGTCAATGGAGTAGAAGCGTCCATTGCATCAATAACGAGCTGATCACAACGACGACCCAAAGCGCCAGCGATTGTAGATGCCAGCTCTTGCTTCTCGTCGAAGTTTACGTCTTGCGCGTCAAAGATGTCTGTGTACTCAGGCGCGTTCCAGTTTGCGAGAGTCGCAGTCTTGAACTCGTGCCCTACGTCCATTGGATCAACATCAGCGGAACTAGTCTTCTGGTTAGCAAGACCTTTGCCCATGCGACGGAATTTGTAGGTATCACCTACGACGTTGTTTCGGAGTGTGACAGCGTTTTTGAGCAAGCCAGCGTTCGCATAAGCGTGCTTCACCATGCTGTCAAATTCAGTTACCGCTACTGCGGAGAGATTAATTGACATGATTCAGTCTCCTCTATGTCAAATGTATAAAAAATGATTAAGAGATTTTAGACTGAGTACCCGGCAGTCGGTCAGTCGTTCAACCTAAAAACTACCGGGCCTTGTGAAAGGGGTATCCGATCTCGCTATGATACCACACAAATTACGTTAGCCAACAATACGCTCGTATGGCTTATCACCGCCAAACTCTTTCATCATGCGCTGTATCTTACGCTCATGGTTGGGATCGACTGCACGGAGCATCTGACCGCTGTCATGCTTCTTAAACATCTCGGCCTCAATGTCGTCCCATGTAATGCCACCGGGTTGAATGTAACCATCAATCGGCAACTTAGCAGGGGCGGTTGACTTGATCAGCGCCTCGATCAGTTGGACAGACTCAGCACTGTTTACAGCGTAACGAA